AATATTCTCCTGCATTTGTTAATTTTAAACTAGTAACTTTTCCTAAAGTTACAACTGCTTCAGCTGTGCCATTTCTACCTGAAGTGATAGTAATAGTGGGTGCTGGAGGAAAATATCCAGTTCCACCATCATCAACAATAATTCCATCTACTACTTCTCCTGTCAAAAATGCTGTTGCTTTTGCTGTCTCAACTCCTAATTTTTCTTCAATTAAAACATATGGTACATCTAAGTATCCTCTTCCTTTTGAAATTAATCCAATTTCAGTTATTCCCCCGAAAACTACATCATTGTTAACACCATCAATTTCAGCATAATCTTTATTTCCATAAAATGGAATACCGTTTACTGCAATTCCCACATCTCTAGTTGAAGTTGCTGTAACTTCAGTGCTTAGAGAAGAAGTTTTTTTAATAATTTTTAGAAATTTTTGATCATCTAAATTTTTATTCCAAGATGATTTGCCAAAATCATGAGATGGAAATCCAGATGAAGTGATATAAAAATATTGATCGTCTTCATATATGGCAGATACATCAGAATTTAATTGACTTATCTTTCCAGTGTATACTGATGGGATTGAAACGGAAGCGGGATTTGATAATGCCTGGTTAATAATCCATCTAGTATTTCCAGTGAAAGTATCATATACGATAGGATCTCTTGTTTCAAATCCTGTTTTAGTTTCTAAAATTCTATCGTTAACAATTGAATATGGTGAAGTGTTATCAATACTTAAGTCGTAAAGAACGCCAAGCACGATTAATCGTACTGTTTGTGTAGTTCCAGTAATATCTTCGTATTGTGATTCTACCGCAGTATAATTGTATACTTTATTGCCTATTGGGTATGCCTGAGGAGTTGCACCTCTACTGTCAATTACAAATTGATTAACATTTTTTGATTTGTAACTAATTTGTTCATTGTTGATTAAAAGTTTTCCAGAAGAAGAATCCCAACCAACCGTTGAAAAAACATCAATAACACTATCTTGTACATCAAGTAGTGTAACTTCCTTTGTTAATTGAGTTTCAGCTGCTACTTTAAATTCTCCTACAATAGTTTCGTCTGCTAATACAATTTCATAAAAGTTATTTCCCAGATCAGTTATATTGTCAACCACAGCAAATGATTTAATTGCATATGGGTCATTATCATCTGCTGATTGAACTATTCTTTGACCAAGAATNTTAGAAACATTGCCAGAAAGAACTTTTACTTTTAAAGAGTACTTATTTACCCATTCGCCATTGGAAGCCTTGAATGTATAATCTTTAGGATAGTAAACTGTTGGAACATCATCAGTATCCTGAGATACGATAGAATTAAAAATGAATTTAATTGATTGATCTGTACCCTTTGCTTGGTAAAAATATTTAATATTCTTAATAAGGGTCTTTTTGTCAACAGTCGGTTTTAAATTTTCTTCTGGGAAGGAAGCAAGATATTGATTTTCAAAATTCTTTACAAAAGCATATAAAAATAAATTACTAATGTTCGTTACAATGCTACCAACAGAATAAACCGATGTAGATACTCCTACTTCAGCATAAGGTACTGTTTTATATTCTGAAGAATCGTAAAGATCTCCCAGCTTAGTGGTGGCACTAACATTACGATAACAATTTCTAAAGGCATTGCCTATTCTATTTTGATAGAAGATAACTTCTTCTCCTATCATTACATATCCATTTTTTTCAGGAAAAGAATCGCCATTTTCTACAGTAATGACAACTTCTGCTGTTTCTACTAAAGATACTAATACACTACTTTCTTTTAATAATTTTTTTTCATAAGTATCAATATCTTGATACTTCATCAAGTTGTTAATCAGATCTAATGGTTGCCCAGGTGTCTCCAACTGTTCATAATATTTTTTTACGAACCCAACAAAATTTGGATATTCGCTAGATATGAATTCTGGTAGTTGGTTCTCGACTAGAGTAGAGAAACTTTTTACTTTTCCTGCCATTTACTTCTTACTCTTGAATGATTGTAAATTTACTCTTAGCAACATCAACATCTAAAAACATTTCACGAATAGCATTGATGTCGTTGAATTGTGGTCTTAATCTGACCTCAATTCTGTTATCATCAAAAGAACCTTTAATAATAGTCAAATCGTATATTTTAATTTCACCAGTAACGTAATCAATTTTACCTAAATTTTGATTGAGAACAATTTTAAGACCAGTTTGTGAATCTAATCTATATAAAATCACTTTACCATCACGATCTTCAATATATGAGGTAAAATTGGGAAATTCTTGAACTACAAATCCAGTACTTGATAAAGCTAATTCATCTGTGTCATAATCAAAAGAATTATTAAAACAAAGTTCATAATATGTCTTATTATTTAACGAAGGATAAAAATCCTTTCTCATAATAACTTGAGTTAAGTTTGAACGAATGGATTTGTCTGTACTGTCAATTGCGCTACCAAATCTACTATATCTAAATTTACCTCCAAATTTCTCGGTATCTGAATTTTTAATATAACTTTCTATGTTTTTGATAACTAATGAACGAATAGCATCAGGTGATTTATTTGTTAACGAAGATTGATAATAAATTTTGCTATTTAATTCAATATATAAAATTGATGGGTCTATAATTTTAGCGGTAACTGAACCAACAGCAAATTTTTTAATTTCAGTCTGTATTTGTCTTTTTGTAAAACTTGTTAACTTAGCAGCGTTTGATGGTTTGATAACTATCTTAACAATACCATATTCTGGTGGATTTGATTCTTCTCCACCATAAGAATAGATGTCAGCAATAGCGGGATAAATTCTTCTACAAATAGATTGATAGTCTTCTGAAGTTACTGCTCTATTTTGAGTGCCAAACATGGCAGGAGCATTTCTCTTAATAGCATCAATACTTTCAATTGAAGCTCCTCCTGTTGAAGGAGAATTTACACTAATAACAATAGACGAAATACTGAATAGAGCACCATTTTCATCTTCTACTGTTCCATTAAAAGTAAATGCTCTAGCAGAATTAGTAATATCCCCAGCAGTAACAATATAACTTACCTCAATATATTGACCTGGAGTTAGTTTTTTACCAAGCACTCCATCTCCAAATGTTACTCTATAATTTTCATCTTCTACTTCTGTAACAAAAAATACTTGAGATTTTGAATTTATTGTTAAAATATTTTCTGATTGTGTGTAAATTTCAAAATTTGATGCTGCGGAACTTGGTGATATACGTACCTTAATAGTAGAAACATCAATACCACTGTTATTTAATATAATCTCTGGATCTGTTGCACCAACAGTATGGTATGACTTGATCAGTGTGCCTTCATATGCTTTAAGATTTTCAAAAACTGCTTGGTTATTATTAACAAGTGCCTTTACATCATCTTGTAAAATGTATTGGTATAACGTATTGTCAATTGTAGAAATAAATCCACTACCTCTTCTAAAAACTAACGCATTGACGCTATTCCCACTCGTTAGATTAATCGTGCAGTTAACATCAGCAACTGGTGCTGTAGACGAACGAGGAGAGTATCCTAATTGCTTAGCGATAGAAACTACATTGTCTCTAAGAGTTGCTGTATTTAAAAACATCTCATTCGCAACCATATTGGTATTGAATGAAGTGTAATAAGTGTTATAAGCTAATAAATCAAGTAAATTATTGATTACCGAACCTTCAAAATCATAATCAGTAAAATCCGAATTCGCCCTCAAATAATCGCGGAGCGAATTCCGAATATTAAAGTAGTCTAATTCTGTTAACTGATTATACGCCATTGTTTATGCCGCCGTGCTCCCTAAGAAAAAATTTAAATTTTGTACGTTTTCGGGCACTCCAATGATAGTATAAGAAATAATAACATCAAAACCATTATTATCTTCGTCTATTTCAACTTCAACATCTTGTAACCTAACTCTAGGTTCAAATGATTTAATAGTATATTCAATTTCACTTCTAATTGACCCAGCAGTAATGAAGTTTAGTGGTTCAAAGAGAAGACCAGAAACGCTACATCCGATGTTTGGGTTGAAAAATCTTTCGCCAGGTTTGGTCAATATCAGATTATAAACAGAACCCTTAATAGCAGCATCATTTTTAGTCACCAACAGATCGTCGGTGACTGGATGTTTATCAAATGTTATGCTTAGATCCTTAAAGGACTTACTGATGGGCATAAAATTGGTCTATTTATAAAGTTATTTATGCTTGATATGACGGAGATTTACACCATCCATTCAACATAATCATCAAATCCATCTTTGCCACCACAGAATTTTGAAAGTCTATCACTTGGAGGTGAAGATGTCTTTTTCCTTGTCGGAGTTAGGGAGTCATAATCAGTTACGAGCTTTGTAGTGCCCCAATTTTCCTTCATATACTCAATATCGCGGTCTACTTTGTGTTTTGCCATCTGTTTTTCTCCTGTAGGGTAAAACAGAACTTTTTACGGGGTTGCTATCCCGAATTTTTCACAATATTGTAATCTTCATCTAAAATTTCTCGTAACATTTCGTCACTCCAATGTCTATAATACTCAGAGTTGCGTAAAATTTTACGATGCTTACGNAATTTTTCACGATTTTGCATTAAAATCAGATTATACTTACCATTATTAGTCTGAATGCCATTAATATATGTATTATACTCGCAATGGTCTTCCAAAAATACGTATTCGTCGTACATATTATTGTAAAAGCTTACCCAGTATTGGACATCTTGCAAACTAAAGTATTCTGGAACGACATAAAAAATGACATCATACCCAGAAATAGGTACGATGTCTTCTGTAGAACTGTCAATGANTAAAATTTTTGCGGTAGAAGCATAGGGGCAGACAGCAAACCCTCGCAATTCTGGGCGGATCTCAGAACAACGAATAATCCATTCTCTGATATATGCTTCTATCTCTGTCATCCTTGCCCACGATAACGCTGTTTACGCCCATTACGACTAGACGCAGAAAGTTTCGTGTTCTTTGAACGTCCTTGTGCAGTCATCTTTGGTTTGCTGGCAGCATAACCCGTATTCGTTAATGATCCTTTTGATTTTGCCATAAAAAATTTCCTCTAACTGTTCTTATTATACCACATTTACCCGCCATTGGCAATACGAATGGTGGGATATTTGAATGGGCCTGGTATCGGCCGATCAGTGCTGAGACCTTTCGTAACATCACCCTGCACCGCAAACAGAATACCATTCAAATAAACTGATCTATTGTTAGTGCAAACTAACACTCGCTTCAATGGTTGTGTTAATGCTGGAACACATGGGGGGTTTGGTAGTAATACCTGACATCCAACATCAGAACACTTTGATCCATTCTTATAAAACTTCACAAGTTCCTGCTCAAAAAATACTTTCTTTGCAGTAATAAACTTGCCACCTAGTGCCGCAGGAGGATAAATGCAACAAACATTAGTAGATGCAGAATCTTTTGCGTTTGTTCCAATTACAAATGCCATTAATTCTCTAAAACTATCTCTAAAATATTTAGTCTACTAAAAAGATCATCCAGTGCTTCGTTGATCTTTTTGTAATCTTCCCCAGGTGGTCGGTAATATAATACAAATGGATCTGGAATGCCACTCATACGCGCCTCTAAGGCACTTAAACGTCTATCAACATCATTTACTACATCAATCAATCTTTTTTCCAAATCCTTCACCACTAGTTGATCTCTTTGGGAATTCTCTAAGAGATAAGTTAAAGTCGTCCGAAATTTCACTTGCTGCTTCACGAGTATCTCCAAACGTAGCTACGTCACTATAAACTAATTTTCCAGTATCATCAAACGTTGAAATCTTTAATTGATCTCCTTCATCATACTCACCATTATACCACTTGTCAGCTAAATCTAACATATGGTCTGCTAACTTGTCGTAATCTTCAAAATTTTCATTCTGTACCTCATTACCCTCTTTATCAATAATCGTGTAGTTTACATTAGTCTTCGTCATTGTCAGTTCCTCCAAATTCTGTGTCCACATGTTCAATTAATACACTGCCGTCCTTGTTGACTACCATATCTAGCATATCTCCCTCTTCCCATCCCGTACAAGATAAAAGCTCATCTGGTAATGTTATATAATATTCACCAGAATCATTGGAGTACTCTACAGTCGTTTTAAATGATTTATTCATATAATTCTTTTTAACTTTTCTATATATCAAGTTTTTGTAAGTATTCGCTCAGAAGGTAACCAATTACTGCATTTTGAAATCCCAAGAGAAAATTCTGAATGACTATGAAACTGTACTCTCAATTGTCTACCGAAATTACTGAAGGCATTGATTACCATGTTTTGTGGTTCTACTATAACATGGTCTATTTGTTCCATGCCATTCTCCAAAGCTCTCTCAATACTATGTAGATATAATGAATCTCTTCTCTTTTTGTCGTGCGAGTCGTAAAAGGTTTTTGCATCACTTTTTCTGGCGGAAATTTTTTGAGCGGAAAATATTTTTAATAAGCGAAATCACTCGGTCGCTTTCAAAGTTTTGTAGGTTGACAGTATCTATTGATTTTCGCTAGCGATCGCTCGGCGCCCCCGCTATCAACGAAGGGGGGCTAATTAACTGCCCCCCTGTATATCACGCTGCCCCTACTCTGATCTGCTGTTGTATTTTT